TAAAAAAGAAACCCAGAGAGTTATGAAATATCTTGGTGTAGAAGGTAAGCTTGAAGATCTTCTTAAAGAAGAAGATGGATTACTCACACTACAAAAAATTAAAGTCTTGTTAGATAACTACGACAAGATTTTCTACGGTGATCTTGGATTAAACTAATCATCCTCATCTAACATAAAGTCTGCCCACTCGTATGCCGAACGCTTTACCTCAGACATATTCAATGGCCCCTTACTACCTGATAGTATCCCAGCAAGAGCTTGCCCTGCTAGATACCTTCGGGCGGTGAGGGGCTTAATCATATTTGGGTTACGCTTCTTACGAGTGTAAGTCTTAGCTTCCTGTTCAAGATTGATGGGCTTGTTCATGTGCTACTATCTTTTCTAAGTTCTTGAAATACTCAGTGTTAAAACCGAACTCCCAATCTTTGTTAGGTCGTGTGTTAGCACCGTAAGGATTGCCTACCTTGCCTGACTTGAAGGCTTCCTTACCCTGATCGTATGGCTTCACTTGTGGATCTCCTTCATTGCTTCACGCATCTTCTGCATGTACCAGTTGGCTTTATCCATGTCCTCAACAGGGTTGTTCTTGTATCTGTGACGGTGTTGATACTTAATCATATTACCATGACAGTACGCAATGAAACCCTCAGTGCCTAAGACTTGCTTGATGTAGTCAATACATTCTACACCACCTGTGTTGTAATGTAAAGGCTTAGTTACTGGGTCAAAACATTCATCAATCCACGTTTTGTCCCGTTCCATAAGATTGTCTACGTTCATCTCCTTCTCAAAGTCTTCCGCCATACCAAATATATCTCCGGTGCTTGGTACTGTCCACTTAGTCATTAGTATTAATTCCTTTATTTAGATTAGCTTCATGTTGTTCAAGATACTTACAGGCATTACTAACCTTCTGCAAGTCATCCTTGAAGGCACCTAGTCCTGTGTTACAGTTAAAGCACACCCAACCCCTATAGGTTTCTGTCTCATGACAATGATCTAAGACCCAAGACCGTAACATCTTCTGGCCTTTTCTAGCTATGTCTTCTATAGTACGATCACAGATGGGACAGGTATAGCCCTCATCAGGGTACGGATGCAGTGTCTTTAGATGTTTGATTAACCTAGATTGATTACGTGCGCAACTCCTACACTTTCTTTTTATCTCACCTGATACCATGTGTTGAAAGTTTTCTACAGGTTGTACAACACCACAGTTATTACATTCAAGGCCATTCTCACAGACAGTTTTGACAGCTTCAAATAGTTCTAGTTGCATTAAGCGTCTATATCCTTTGGTATCTGCACACAAATAGCATAGTACTTTGCATTTGGTGTAGGACTTTTGTCCCTAAGTTTCTTGGTGTTGATTGCTCTGACTCGTTCACAAGTATCCTTATCAGGGAACACCATGTTAGGTGCCTGAACTGAATACAAACCATTAAGCATTAGTACTACTAAGTATACATACATAATATTACTCCTCTGTTGTGAGCAGTTTGCTTCTTGCTCAGGAAGACCCCCCGGTTACGTAATGTCCACCATCTCACACACATCACCAGTACATGCCATAGTCTGCATACCTGATGTATTATCTTCCACCTCGTAGGATGATAGCTTAGTCCAGTCAATAGACAAAGGCATCAGAGATTTAAGATTTCTGTATGTTGTAATATCTACGTCTTGATATGGTGCCTGTTGATACGTGTGCTCATTGAAGGGTAAGAACGACACACCTGACATCTCATCAAAGTGTTTATACACAAAGGCACCTACCTCAAACCATTCGTCTGCCTTGACGTTGATCGTCACGCTAGGCTTATGCTCACACCAATGACGCTGATACATCAACCACATCTCTAGCTGCTCTAGTGCAGTCATGTCAGCAGTATGAACAGCACCATCAGGTGACTTCATGGGGAAGCTAAACACTGTGGTCTGATCAGGCTTCATAACGTCAGCCTCGCTAGGGATGCCCTGATCAATCATGAACTGTGTCAGAGGGTCTTTGTTATCGCCCCTAACAGTTCGTATGTAATAAGGAGAGTGACGAGCATGAATCCCAGACGCACTATCCACCAACTGTGAGACAGTTCCGCTGGGCTTAACGCAAGTAATAGCAGTTGCGACAGGTATACCAAGGCGATCAGCCCACTCAGCATTAGTAGAAACAGCAACATCTTTTAAGTACTCCAATGTATCAGATAGTCCATTATTATCCATTGTCATTAGTGGGTTGTCCATTATCCCCGTGAGAGACACACCAAGCAATCGCTCTGCGGCTGTGTTCGTGTTCCACACTTTACGCAGATAGGGGAAGTGGGTGTAGGTGCTTTGGATTGTACCCAAGATAGTAGCGATGCGGACTTTACGTGCAATGTCTTCCAGACCATCTGTAGCACGGATGACAACCTCAGATAGATTACAGAATTGGTTAGGCCGTAAGATGATTTCCGAACAGGGGTTTGTTCCGAACTCGTAGCAAGTCTCTCGTCTTCCATTCTTTGCTGCTTGCTTAATCGAAGCTTCTCTATTAAATATACCACGTTCCCCGCTCCCACTTTCCATCAGTGCTGTCCACTCACGCATGAATGCAATGCTGTCAGGCTTCTCTGAATATGATACAGAGTTATTAGCCAACGCACGATGGGCTGCATTGTCCCACCAGTTACCTGACTTAGCATGACGCATACGATCATCACTAAGATTACTCAATGAAATCATAGCACTACGGCGTACACCACCTACCACTACTACCTCACCAATCTTACACATCAAGTCATGGCATTCAATGCTGGACAGCTTACGTCCTGATGCGCCCTTGAATGTAGTGACAGTAAAATTAAACAAGTCGATCAGTGGTGCTGGGCCACTAGCTCTACCACCAAAGGTCTTGAGTCTTTTACCAGCAGCACGTACCTTACTAACATCCCACTTAGGGATTTCGCCAGCCCATAGGAGAGCCAACACTTGACGCAGACCTTTAGCCCAACCTTCTTTACTATCCTTGATGACAACTGTAGTATCGCTATCGAAAAGGGTAGGTATATCAGGGAGCTTACTGATGAACTGACGCTCAACACTGAAACCAACCCCCGTACCACAGAGCAAGATGAACATAGCCTCATCGAAGGACTTAGGGTCATCTACGGGTAGATAACTACAGTTATACATACAAGTATTGTCACGTTCTGCTGCCTTACCTGCTGTCATCATTGATCTCATGGATGGCATTACTTGTAGGCTCAACAGGTGATGACGGATCAAGTCAACTTCAGCATTATGTCCGTTGCTATTATCATCTTCTAATACAGGCTTGATAATATTATCTAGGTATCGTTCAACTGTCTCACCCCATGTCTCACGCCTTCCTTCACTGTCTAGCCACCGTGCATAGCGGCTGGTAGCAATGAATGTCTGGTAGTCTGTTGGTAGGTAGTTACTATTCATCTGTTGTGATCCTCATTTTGCTTATCGTAATACCATCTATGTCATATATGTATGCATACAAGGCTTCATTAATCTCTTCTTCTAAACTACCATCCACTGGTACAGGATAGTCATCTTCATCTATTTCTAGGGACATAAGAACTCTAGCAATCATCTTGCTCAAGCTCTATGATTAGTCGGTCAATGTACCAACGGGCTTTCTTCAAGTCTTCTACGCCATTCTTGTAAGGCCAACGCCAGATATACTTGAAGGCATTCTGCCAGCAGTACGCATGATGTGGCTCTACATATGATCCCTCTGACATAGCCCTCATTGCATCAATGCATTCAATACCACCAGAATTATACTGTGGTGGATTGTTGACTACATCTTCATCAACAGTTTGTTCTAGTACCCATTTAGTCATCATGCATTACCTCTTGTCTTAGTTGTTAGTGTTAGAACATTACCATTGGAAGTATACTTAGGTTCATCATCTTCTTTCTCAGGCAATTCATCATCAAGTCTGTGTAGTACGTAGTGGTGCAGTGCATCTCTAACGTATTCATCTTCCTCAATGACAGGTATAACAGAACATAACATGCTGCACAAGTGGGAAAGATATGCAAAGTCCTCATCGTTCAAAGGATTATCTGATGATGATACCAGCCCCACTGTCACATCACCATCCCAGTTACCGTCTTCGTGAAACGGCGTGATACGAATCACAAAGTCTTCTTCTTTTAGGTCAGATAAAATATCAGATACTTTCATTTACTTTCTCACTATCTTGTCATAAGGGAAACTGATTAACTTTAGTCCTATAGCCTTGCCCTTTTCTTTAAGCCACGGTAGAGGAACGATCCTATCGTAGTACAAGAAACCTTTTGTATCACACCATGATGCATAGGTACTCTTTGAACCTTTCCTTAACTTGCTCCTACTATTACTGAAGACAAAGCGAATGTCAAGGGAAGGATGTTGTTTTTTTATAAGCTGATGCTTACGTCTGTCCTCTGATGTAAACAAACCCTTTGACTCTATGATGATACCGTTAGGTAATACAAAGTCTGGGGTGTAGGTGCGGTATGCTAAGTCCTCCCATTCAATTTTCATTGACTCATATGTGGCAAGTACGCCTTGCTCTTTTAGATACTCTGCGAGTTTAACCTCAAGCCCACTACGATACCCTTGTTTTCTAGCTGCACGATAGCTCTTGCCATTCATTGTATTAGAAGTCTCCGACCTTTAGGGTTGAGTAGTCACCCCAACCTGTAGCATAGTCACCAGTTAGGTTTGCTTCCGCAACAGTAACCAGTGTTTCTTTTACTTTCTCCAAAGACTTCATCATCAACTCAGGTGATACCTTGTGTAAGTGTGCCACGTAGGGGGCAGTCTTTTCTATAGCAATGAAGCTGAACTCTTTAGCCTCTAGGCCAGCCAGTTTACAAGTATACAAATAGAAAGCAGCTTGTATATGATAAGCGTACTTACCCACCTGTTCTGCAAAACCCTTTGGCGAAGCGTCGATAGTAGTCTTGATGTCAAATATCTGCCCTGTCTCTGGTATGTATAAATCGGGTCGTGTCTTTAGGTTTAGTCCACTGTAAGGATCATTTACAAAGACACTACTTTCTGTGATCCTTCCTTCATGTGTTAGTAGCTCATTACATATAGGGTTGTCAAGTGCTGAGTGACACATTTTATTATGGACATGGTACTCAACCTCAGTGAGGACTACCTCATCTTCTTTCTTGTTGGCATACATTTCCTTGAACATCTTAGATACCCTAGTCTTTGGGCCTTTGAATACTAGGTCACGATCTGGCTCAAGTAGTGTGGCATGTACTGCACTTCCTAATGCAAATGCTGGGCTATCACCCAAAGGTTTCTGTGCCATGTAGTGTGCAAGCGATTGCTTACACACCGTTTTAATGGCAGACGAAGAGTACCCTATCTGTTTGTGGTACTCCGCATTTGACATGTCATAGACAATGCCTGATGGTGGCATGTCCATTACACAAAGTCCTCCGCATCAATGTCCACCAAGTCTTCTACAATGGCATCAGGGATTTCATCGTTGTCATGCTGCATCTTGTCACCCCACTCACCAAGGATATACTGGTTGTAGTTTGCAACCCATGCTACGAAGTCAGCAAACGTACCCTGAGTATCACTGTCCATGTCCAAGGTAGACATCAAGTCAAGTGCAGGATCAGGCAGATAGAAGCAGCTACCGTTAGGCAGTTCACGTTTCTCTGTCTTGAACTTCACGTAGTGCTGTGGTGGTAGGCGTTGCATCTTACCTAGCTTGTTGAAGATATTACCGACAGTCTTGAAGGCATCACGGTTCTCAATCTCATAGATGAATGGTGTAGTGGGTGCTTCCATAGGATTGCCTGATGCGTCAGTAGCATTGACCATATCAACTGTGCCAAAGAGAACACGAACACGCTTGATGGATCGGATCAAATCTTTCATAGTATCTGGCAGACTGTTGAAGTCCTCAATCCAACCAGAAGGTTTACCGCAGTTGAAGCCACCGTCATTGTCCTTCATGTCTGCATTAAGGTTATCTCCCATAACAGTCTTGACATAACGGTTAGGCGTATTGTCATTGCCCATGACGAATTTCTTGTACATGAAACGCTGCATAAACGGCCTAATTGAAACCTCTTCTGCATAGTATGTAGGTCCATCAGGTATCTCCAACTTATATGTGCCGCCCTCAACTACCTCAACGTTTACTTGCTTGCCCTTCACCTCTGCCTGTCCCATCACTGGTGTGTGATTGATACGAAGACGTGCTAGTGCGCTAGTCTTTTTCTCTGTGGCAGATTGTCCCATGCCCATAGCCTTAGCCATAGCTGCGTAGTTCGTTGTGTCTATTGTTGCTAGTTCTGTCATGTGTATTTTCTCCTTAACACTGATCGAATTTTGTAGTTATATCATGCTACATCTTTGGTGTCAAGCCAATTCGGGCCTATCTTTGCTTCTAATAGTAAAGGAATGTTGAAGTCTATATTCCATTTCTTATTGACGATAGATAGTAGCTTGTCATTAGTTCTGTCTATGATCTTTAGTACCTTGGCTGTCTCATTAGGATGTATGTCTAGCACCACACTGTCGTGTACGCTGTTGACAATACAACTCTGCATCTTGTTTGCCTCCAACATCTTGTCAATGTATATGAGACATATAGGTACGATGTCTGCCGTTGCAAATGATTGCACTGGATAGTTTTTTATTAGCGTGAAGTATGACACACCCCCATGCTTGTTACGTACTGCATTGGGGAATGCAAATGATCTGCCTGATGGTGTAGTAATACAACCAGTAGACATCACCTCGTCAGCTAGTCTCTTGTGCCATGCAGCAATACCTTTGTACTTCTCCATGAACTTA